ATATAGCAGCCAAATAGGAGAAGTAAATGGAATACGATAATACGAATAGTGGTGTGTTGTTTAAGAACGAGTCGGACAACGAGAAGGCTCCAGCGTACAAGGGCAAGTTAAACGTGGACGGGACTGAGTACCAGTTAGCCGCGTGGATTAAGACGGGCAAGTCTGGGCAGAAGTTTATGAGCCTCAAAGTGGAACTGCCGAAACCAAAGGCAGAGCCGAAGCAACAAGCCTTAGAGGACGACATTCCATTCTAAGCCAGCAACAACTGAAAGCCCTGTTTGATTACAGGCGTGGAAGACTTGTGTGGAAGCCTCGACCCATTGAGGCTTTCGCCAAGTATTCTGCTTACGTCATGTGGAACCGACGGTACGCAAATAGGGTAGCCGGTCACATAACCCCTCGCGGTTATCGCAAAATCGCTATATTTAAGAAGCCTTACTTTGCCCACAGGATTGTCTGGGCGTACCACTACGGGTACTGGCCGGAGCAGGTTGACCACATAAACTGCAAGTTCGCGGATAACAGGATAGGCAACCTCAGAGAGGCCACGCAGACCGAAAACCGTTGGAACTCCAAACGCAGAATCAAAACCAAGTCAAACGTGAAGGGTGTGTATAAGAGGGGAACAAGGCTTTACGAGGCGCACATAATGGCCAACGGAAAGAGGTACTATTTTGGGAGATTTGTTCGAAAATCTGACGCAGCCAGAGCCGTCACCACCGCAAGAAAAGCGTTGCATAAAACATTTGCTAGGGCTGGTTAATAGAGGAACCTTTACCGCTACCCCAGAGGAGTTCTATCAGATAGTGTTATCGGAGCATGAGGCAAAAATCGAGGGGCTTGCGAGGTATGTTTTGACGCTTCCGACAAAGGAGGCGAGGAGGAAGTGGCTTGACCAGTTTGAGGCCAAGCACAATTTGACCGTAGCCGAGGAGTTACGGGAGAGGATTACTCAGATTCATAGAGAGCGCGTTCGTGCTTCCGGCGCTTAACTAGACCAGGCAACTCCTTACCACCAGCCTTAGTCCACGCCATAAACCCTTCCGCAGCACCCTCGAAGTCGCCACGGTTGTGCTTCATGCGGATGGTTGACCTTTGGAGGTTGCCGAGCCCGACGTTGAAGCTGAAGGAAACCAGAGCGTCAAAGCGGCCTTGAGTAAGTCCACCTGGACAGAGGCGCAGAACTCCTCGCTCGAATGTAGCCAAGTCTGCTGCAAGGATAGCATCGACCTCAGCCATGCTAAGAACTCTGTCCCACTCTGGGGGAAGGGGTATATTTTTGCGTTCATTGAACGGAACCCTTATGTGGTTTGGGTCTATGACGTGGCCAACGCCGCAAGTCCAGAGCAGGGCTGGGCAACGGTAAGGTTTTGTCCTTACCCCTTCGTCCTTCTTGATGCCCTCAATCGCTTCCTTGCTTACCTTCACTTCTTACCCCATTGCCTACTTCCGAACCAGAACGCGATTATTCCTGAGAGTAGTGCCATCTCGTCCTCGGAGAAGATTACGTCCGTGGCGGCTATGAACTTCTCTACGTCCATCTCGCCCAACCCACCGCGAAGCAAGAAGTAGGTCAGACCCATGTTGATTAGCACCAACTCTAGGACGAAGATAAAGGTGACCGCAGGGCGCACGATACCGTTCAGGTTGACGACCCAATTGGAAGCCCTAGCCATGATAGCCTTGTCGTGGTCTAAAGCGGCACTCTGGCGGTCTGCGTCGGTCTGGAGTGCTATCTGGTCTGTCCGAATCTCCTCGACCTTCTGCTGGGCAAGAAAACCGCGTTCTGCAAGGGCTAACTCGCGTTCCGTCTGCATCTGGGCTAACTTCAACTCTTGGGCTTTATCTGCCCTATCTTGGAAGAAGTTTAGGATTTGCGGTAAGCCAGAGGCTAGGAATCCGACAGCGGAAGATATTAGGGATAGCATTACAGGTGTCCTTTGAAGATGTAGTAAGTGGTGACGATAATTAGCGAGGCTATGAAGCACATAACCTTGAGTTCACGGAGTTTCTTTAGGTCACGACCCATCTCGTCGCGCCCGTCCTTGAGTTCCTTAATTTGGCGTTCCTTGATGGACTGAATTTCCTTCCACTCGAACTCTGCCTTTTCCTTGCCGTAGCGTTCTACAAGCTGCTGGAATAGGTCGTCTTCGGCTTCCTTCACTTCCTTGAGTCTTCTCCACTCTGCGAAGGCCGTGAGGATGGTGGTGTCACCCTTTACCACCCGTTGCTTCTTTTGGAACTCTTGCTTGGCTTGGAGTTCTGCGACCCCTAGTTTTTGAATATCTTGGACTACTGATTCAATCTCTTTACCTGCCGCAATCGCGCTTTTTATACCCTGCGCTGCACTTTTTGCCGAGGCTACTAAATCACTCATTTATCCCTATACTTTCTCTCCTCGAAAGTAAGCCACCCCGTTAATGACTTCGCATAGTTCTGGAGGTAATAACATACCATTTTTGAATGTCAGGACACAGAATCCTGAGCACCAGTTCACGGGGTTTTCTTCTGTGTAAACAAACTGGTCGCCACTAGGTTCTGCAAGGGTTCCTGAATCAACTCCGTACCTGCGCCCGTTGTAGTCCACCCAAGGCGTGACCATCAGTTTATGCAGGTGTCCTGTGACGATGCTTCTGCCAGACTTTAAGGCGTTGTTATAGGTCGCGTGTTGCCCGTTGTGCCACCGATGCTTGACTATCAGCGAGTTGTTTATGTCCACCCGCCAGCCTGTGTGCCAGCCTGGGAAGTACGCAAACAAGTCCGAGAACTCTACTAAAGCATCCGCATGGGTAGCAATGTAGTTAAAAAGGCGTGTATCGTGGTTCCCGTAAGTCCAGAACTTAGTAGCGTTCTTAGAAGCGTTTGCAATCTCGTGTAGACGGTCTTGACAGGCTTCTATCTCTTGCTTTGGGGTAGGGGGGTTGGTTCCCATCAGGGCGGCGTGGCGGCTGATTCTAGCCCCGTCAAAGACATCACCGTTCAGGATGATGGTCTTGGGCTTAAATTCTGTCAGCAGGGAAACAAACGCCTTGTGTGCTACGGTTTCCTCGTCAGGCCAGTAGTGGCAGTCGGAGGCTATAAAGACGTGACCGTTGTCTACGGTGTGGGATATAACCCTGCGGTTATCTGGGATGTATGTGTTGGCGATGCTGTGTTGTCTTGCGGCGAACGATGGTAGAGATACGTCCTTTAGTGCCGACCGCCTTCGGTAAACCGTACCTACGTCTATGCCTAGAACCTGTGAGACCTTCTGTGGACTGCCGTATGTCTTAAACGCCGCTATTAGTTCCTCGTCCGACACCTTTTTTAGTGCTACCACGCTTCCTCCCGCTTAGAGTCATTACGTCAATCGGCTCATGGGAGGATGTATCGTACAGACACGCCAGCTTTACTGCTTCTGCCGGAGTTAAGCCTAAGTGCATGGCAGCGATAGCAAAGTTTGCCCCAGTTCCAATTGCCCAAAAGTCGTTCTTTATCTTCGCAGGAATGATGGTACTCTCGTAAATCCAAATGCCATCACTTCTGAGTTCGAGAACGGTCACATCCGTATCCGAGTCTAGGTCAGCCCCAGACTCCAACGAATTGTAGAACTTTAATAGTTTATCCCAATCTCCGCAACCCCCGTAGATGCTTGTCTGCCCCCTACGGAGTTTCTCTACAAGGTAGAAGGAGTCATCACCGCTGACCATCGAGTCTGCGGCAATCTCTCCCGTAGACGCTTTGGCAGCGATGGTGGTCATTTCACCACTAGGCTTAGCAGTAGAACGATTATGCAACCAGCGGAGCCGATTAGGATTTGCTCCAACCGCTTGAGTCTTGCGTTTATCCCAAGATAGCGTTCAGCACAGACAGCTTCGTGGGTGTCTAGTTGGCCCTGAACTTCACCGATTGTCGCCATCTTTATCTTCCTTTGGAACCTGAGACTCTGCCTGCTCCTTTATCTTTACTACTAAAGGCCAAGCACCGCTAGATGTCGGCAACTGTCCCAGCGTTTGCAGGATGCCGTTGACTTCTTCTATTGTAAGTTCAAGT